TTTGTGGGCACCTTTTGCCGCCGGTATTACGGCAGCTTTCACCGCATGGGCAACTTATCAAAAAACTATTACCCTGGTTAAGATTGCACAGGAGGCGCTAAACAAGGCATCGGCGGCTTTCTCCAAGAGCAATGTTATTTTGGTCGTTATTGGCTTGATTATCGGCGGCCTTGTCCTCGCGTATAACAAAATCGGATGGTTTAAGGATTTTGTAGACAATTCTATTAAGGTTATTGGCGACGTTTTTGTTTGGCTGTATGAAAATGCGGTAAAGCCCGCGTTTGAATGGATTGTCGAGGCAATTAAGGGCGTAATTGATTGGTGGAATACCTCATTTGTGCCCGCTTTTAATGAAGGCGTAAAAATTGTTGGCGACGTTTTCAACTGGTTGTATGAGAATGTTGTTAAGCCGGTGTTCGAGGGCGTAAAGGGCGCAATTGAGGGCGTTGTTGAGTGGTGGAACACTTCGTTTGTTCCGGCGTTTGATGCGGGCGTTAAGGCTGTCGGTGCTGTTTTTGGGTGGCTTTACAATAATGTTGTTCAGCCGGTTTGGACGGCTATTAAAACCGTTATTGCGGTCGTTATTGCGGTTATTCTTACCATTTTTGATGGTTTGAAGGCTGTCGTTGAGAATGTTCTAGCACCTATTTTCAAGTGGCTGTACGAGAATATTATTATTCCGGTCTGGAATGGAATTAAGGATATTATTTCTGGTTTCCTGGACTGGTTTAATAACACGCTTGTGCCCGCCGTGAAAACCGTTATTGATATTCTGGGTAATATCTTTAATTGGCTCCGTGATAACGTCGTAACCCCCGTATGGAACGGCATTAAGGGCATTATCGATAGTGTTGTCCAGTGGTTCAATAACACCGTAGCGCCGCTATTCCAGGCTGCATCTAACGTTATTGGCGACATTTTCAATTGGCTGTGGAATAACGTTGTTAGCCCGGTGTGGGAAAACATTCGCCGTGGTATTGATATTGTCGTGCAGTGGTACAGCGGCGTTGTGCAACCGCTCATTAAGTCGGTTACCGGCGCTATCGGCTCCGTATTCCGCTGGCTGTACGATAATGTTGTTAAGCCTGTCTGGGATTCGATTCAGAATGTCATCAGGGCGTTTACAGACTATTTCAACGGGGTTATTTTCCCGGCGATTAAGGCGACTATTGATGCTATTTCGTCGGCTTTCCGCTGGTTGCTGGATAATGTGGTACGCCCGGTCTGGGATGGTATTCAGAGCGTTATTCGTGGTGTGTGGGAAAACGGAATTAAGCCCGTCTTTGACGCGCTTACTAATTTCGTTACCCGTACTATTCCCGACGCTTTCCGTAACGCGGTGGATGCTATCGGTCGTTTCTGGAACGGCATTGTTGATGTCGTGAAGAAGCCGGTTAAATGGGTTTTGCAGACCGTCGTTAATGATGGTTTTATCCGTAACTTTAATAACCTTGCAGGCACTTTCAATATCGGTAAAATTCCTGAGATTAACCTCTCAGGTTGGGCAACAGGTGGTTACACCGGACGCGGCGGCAAATATGAGCCCGCCGGTATTGTTCACCGTGATGAGTTCGTTATCCGCAAGGAAGCACGGCAGCGTTTCGAGCGCGAAAACCCGGGCGTTCTGGATCACCTGAACCGCACGGGTGAGCTACCGGCGGCCGCGCTGGTTGGTGCTAGTGCTCCGCGTGTTGCTGAGTCGTTCGCCGCGCCGTTCGGGGTGCGTGATCCGTCGGTGCCCGGCTTCGATATCGGCGGCATGATTTCCGACGCTATCAACACGGGAGTAAACGTGGTGAACGCGGGCGTGAACGCGGTTCGTGAGCTTGCAGGCACGGCGGCGGGTAAGGTCTTGGATGTGGCGATTACCCCGGCGAAGAATCTTATTGCTGGCATCGCTGGCCTGTTCCCCGGTTATGCCGGTGACGTGATGCGGGGCGGCGGTGATGCGATTCTCGACGGCGCTAAGAACTGGGTTGTCGAGAAGCTCAAGGGCAAGGATGAGCACGGGCGCGACGCGGCAAGTGCGCACGCCGTGGCACCGTCCGGCGGCGGCGTGATGCGCTGGCGCGATACCGTTGTTCAGGCGCTGGGCATTGCAGGTCTACCCGCTACCGAAGCTTATATCAACGCTTGGTTGAGCCAGATTCAGAGTGAATCTAACGGCGACCCGAACGTTACACAGTCCGGGTATGTGGACATTAACACTATTACCGGCGATTTGGCTATGGGTCTGGTTCAGGTTATCGGCGCGACTTTCGCCGCGTTCCGTGACCCGTCGTTGCCTAACAACCGTCTAGACCCGCTGGCTAACCTGGTAGCGGGTATGCGTTATGCGACCGCGCGCTATGGTTTCGGTGGGCAGCTGGGTGTTATCGGTCATGGTCACGGCTACAGCGGCGGCGGTTTGGTGAATGGAAGTACCGCGTTTAAAAACGCGATTGTTCCTTCTCTTTATGACCGAGGCGGTAAGATAAATAAGGGTGTACAGGTGATTGACCATCGCCGCGCTACCCCTGACTATGTACTCACTGATTCGCAGTGGAAGACCATGTATTCTATTGCGAATAACACCGCGTCGAGCACCACTAATAGCGGTATCACTATCGGCAATGTCTACGGGCTGGATGCCGTGGACGTGGCAGAGGAGATTATGAAGCGCAAGCGTCGAGAGGAGCTACTGAGTGCTTGATTTGCGTAAGCCCGCCCCTACGCTGTATTTGCACGCGGGCGGCCTGGACGGTGAGGTTTTCAACTTCTCATCTGTCGCTACTACCGCGTTCACGGCGCTAGAGGGGCTGGACGGCTTCGGCATTCCTGAACCGGATTGGCGTACCGTGCAGCGGAACGACGGCGGCGGTAGCTATGTGCGTTCGCTCCGCTTGAAAGAGCGTGAGCTGTTTATTCCGCTCATGATTTGGGGTGAATCGCAGGCGGAATGTCTGGCTAATTGGGACGCGCTGGTAGCGGCTATGAATCCCCGGGTTGGTGAATCTTCGGTCTTGGAGGTTCGCCGCCCGGGGCAGGCCCCGCGCTTTATAAACGTCGTTTATAAATCTGGTCTGGGTGGTAATTTCGGCAATGACTTTAGGGGCTGGCACTATAAGGTAGGGCTAACCCTAGTTGCTCACGATCCGTATTTCTGGGAATCTGACCAAATGCTCAGCTGGAATGTGCGAGGCGATTACAAACCGTTTATTAGCGGCGGCGAAATGGTGAAGACACATAAGTTTTTCCCCGTGATTCTGTCGCCGTCCGTGGTGAACGGTTCCCGTGGGATTATGATTAGCGGCGACGTGGATTCAGCCCCTATCTGGCAGATTACCGGCGCGGTAACAGATGTTCGAGTAACCAACGTTGAGACGGGCGAATCATTCAGTATCACGGGCAGCATTGCCCCGGGTGAGACTATCACGGTTGATACCACGGTGTTTGATATCTATTCGCAGAATGACCGTTCGGGTGCGCTCTGGGATAGGCTAACTACGGATTCTACGCTGTTCCGTCTAGGCACGGGCAGGCACACTATCAAGGTTACTGGTTCCGGTATGGACGAGCGTTCAGAAATCGCGCTAATCTACAAGCCCCGCTACGTGAAGGGAATCTAGGAAAAAAGAATGTCCGTTCAGGTTTTGATGAGGGATGAGAATTACCGCCCGCGCGGTTTCCTCATCGCATCCAAGGTCGAGATGATGCGCCGTCTCAACCGACCGGACACATTCATTGTGAATGTGTCGGCAGAGTCAGCACAGCAGGCGACCCGCTTACGTGAGGGTTGGGGGCTTGTCGTGCAGGACGGCGATTTTAAGGTGTCAGGTGTAATTACACAATTCTTTCGCACCGCTAAGGACGATAACCTAGAGGTTGAGGTCACGTGTACATCTGAACTTGCTTTCCTTGGTGACCGTCTAACCTATCCAGACCCGGGACATGAGGAGACACAGCAGCAGGCCGCCCGCTGGAAGGAACGCGGCGCGTGCGAGACGGTGATTAAAAATCTTGTCGCTAAAAATCTGGGTTCCGAGGCGTTGGAGTCCCGACGTGTCCCCGGCTTTGGGGTTGCACCCTCTCAGGGGCGCGGTGGTGATGCCTCCGTGGATACGCGCCTAAAAAACTTGCTGGATGTGGTGGAGCCTATGGCGACCGCCGCCGGTTTGCGAATGAACGTTCTGTTTTCACCGGGCGCTCTAACATTTGACACGATCCCGACACGTAATCTATCCCGCCGCGTCCGTCTTTCCTGGGTTTCGGGTGAGGTTATCGGCTGGGAAATGACCGACCGCGCCCCGTCCGTGACCGCCGTTATCGTCGGTGGGCAGGGCGAGGGCGTAGACCGACGGCTAGACGCTAGGAAGCGTCTGGATTCGTGGCGGCGACGCATCGAGATTTTTAAAGACCGACGCGATACCGACGACGCGGGCGCGCTAGAGAAGACCGCTAACGAAGAGCTGGACAAGGGCATCTCAGAGCGCATCATGAAGGTGACCGTACAGGAATCAGATACCCGAAAATTTGGTGTAGCTTTTGATGTTGGAGACACTATCACGCTAGATGTGGCACCGAATGTCACGCCTTATGATTCGCGCGTCGTAGAGGCTAAAATTATATGGAGCGAGAATACGCGTACCGTCGAGCTAACCGCCGGGGCGCTGGATTTAACGCTCTCACAGGAACGTATCGAGCGGTTGCGCCGTGAAATTGCGCAGCTGGCAACCGTCTAGAAGGAGGGCGAAAAAATGGCAGGCGAACGACAGTTCACTAACATTACGAATATTGAAGAGTCATTCCCCGTGGTTAATAAGCCACTAACGGGTGAGCAGTGGAGTAGTGTTACTACGGCTTTCGGTAATGGCACCATCGACGAAGGAACCGGCGATTACCGCGTGACCCTGGACAATGCATCTAATACGGTGTCGGTCGAGCCGCCCTCTCAAACGAGCTTTGTTCATGCTACGGTGGGGGGATATTATCACCGCGTTTACGGGCGTGTTGTGCTCCCGTGCCCTCCGGTAACCACCACCACCACCTATATTTTGGCTATCGTGCTAGACCCGCTCCGACAGGCAACCGAGCCGGTCAAGCTGGAGCTATTTAAGGCACCTATCACGTATTCCGGTGGACGTAAATATGTGGTGCTGGCTGAGATTACGCGCCGCCCTAACGAGCTTCTTTCACAGGCGACGGTGAAGATGAAGAAGCCGAGCATTGCCCCTACGATCACGGTTCAGGAAGTGGCCGGGCTGCCGGACGCGAAAACGCAGCCTTTCGGAACTATGGCCTACGTGAATAGTGAACGTTCGCTTTATCGCCGTTCCGCTGTTGGTGGTTCCGGTGATGTGTGGGCGCGCGTTATTGGTGCACGTCAGACCCCGGTTCTGGGTATGCCTGGTTGGTCTCTGGCACCTATTTCACCGAATAACGCGGGCATTATTACTACCCCTATTACCGAGGGCTTCTATTGCCAGTTCTCCGGTATTCTACGCCGTGAAGCGTTTGATTACACCGTGGGCTGGGAAATGTCGAATCTGGGTGTGCTCATTCCTGAACCGCTCCGAACCAAGACGTACCGTGAAACTATTTTCCCGGCGTTCTGGAACACCCGAGCATCGGGTGTGTTCCCGTTGATTTGCCGTATTCAGTTCCGCACGGGTGAGATTCACGTCCGCGCGAATAACTCTACGCCTATTCCTTTTGAGCGCGGCGGCGAACTGCATATCCCGGCGGTGTCGTGGGTTGCGGACAAGTCGAATATCATTGATTGGTGATGGTGCATCATGGCTAAAATTACGGCGCGGTTCAGCACGCCGGGCGGCAAGCCCTATAGGGGGCGCGTTATCTTTTCCCCGCTGGCAGATGTTATTTTGGGGGCGCGCGGCGACCGCGTAAACATTCTGGTTGGTGACTTCGAGGCACCGCTAGACTCTACCGGGTACTTCTCGATTGACCTACCCCCCGGGCAGTACACGGCGCGGTTCAAGATTGATAATGCGGATAGCGGGCAGGTGGGAAAGATTCGGGACGTACTAATCACGGTCAAGAACGATTCAACGTTAGCGGATTTGATCGCACCGCCCGTCGCGCCGCCCGCCGGGGCTATCCGAGTAAATGAGCAAGACCTAGAGCGAGGAGTGATTGCGTAGTATGGCACGATATGGCGATATCGTCCTAGTGACACTGGACGAGAATAACGAGCTGGAGGGCGACGCGCTAAAGCACGTCGAGCGTGTAGCAGCAGAGGCCGCCGCTACCGCAGCCGCTTCTAAGCTGGACGCTTCCGCTTTTGCTGATTATGTGGCGCAGGCGCAGGCGCGCGGGGTGACCGCGCCGGTGGAAAATCGTAGCGCGTCCCTGAACGCTGTGACTGAATTTAATGCAGACCCTACGGGTTCGGTGGATTCTACGGCGGCGATTAACCGCGCGATTCAGCAGGCGGCAGAGCGCGGCGGCGGTACCGTGCATCTACCGGCTGGCACTTATAAGGTGTCCTATCCCTTTATCGAGCTGTTGGGTTCGGTGCATTTGCAGGGCGCGGGTCGAGAGTCCACCACCCTGTTTGTTGATACCGCCGTGCCGGTTCCGGTGAAGACCGCCGTTATTCACGCGGGCAATTATGACGAGCCGCGCCGTGGCACCGGAAATATCCTCATGGGTGTTAGCGACCTTTTCATCAAGGCAGAGTATCCGCTCCGTGAACACACTAGCAACATTCCCGCTAATGTCGGTGGCATCGTATTTCACACCGAACTAGGGGTGAATCCGCACGAACCGGACGGGGCGCACCGCATCGAGAACGTCATTATCTGGGACATGGCCTATGGTATCGCTCTGTTTGGTCTGGATGACCAAGCGTGCCAGGTGCGCAATGTCCGTGTTCGCCGTACCCGTGAATTTGGTGTGTGCGTCGGTAAGCCGCTGGAGCACACACGCGCTAAGGTGGACGGCAAGCGCGAGACCGGCGCGGGCGACAATATCCTAGACGCTGTGGACGTTAGCGGCGCGAATATTAGCGGCGAGGGATTCGCAGGCATCGAGTGCCACACCACAAACACTACGTTTACCGCGTGCAAGGCCTGGTACAACCGCCGTTCTAGCTCCGGTGTCGAGGGAGCTAAGGGTTCCATCTGGGATACCAAGGGCGCGAACGCAGAGCACCCGCACGCCGCCGTGAAGAATGGCGCGGGCTTCTATGTCCACGGTGGACGCAATATTTTCACAGGATGTACGGCGCAGGAGAACGGTGGCCACGGGTTCGCTATTGTTGGTACCGCTAATCAGATTGTCGGTTGCCGCGCCGCATCTAGCTCATGGTGGGATACATCCGGCAAGGCACCCAATAGCGCAGCTGATTTTTTCGTCGCAAACTGGGCATGGGGGCTAGTCATGACTGGCAACATTGCACAGTCCGAATACGGCGAGAAGACCGGCGCGCGCTACGGCTATTTCTTCGAGTCATGGGGACATGACATTATCGCCCGTGGTAACGCCGCTATTGCACAGCCTACCGCACTAAAGGCGGGTAGTATGGGTAAGAACGTTATTATTGAAGTCAATCAGGAAACCGTGAAGGGGGCATAAATGGCGTTGAGTTATGGCCGCGTGGTGGCTAAGTTTGCGACATTTCAGGATGGGCACACGCCCGTAGGTACCGTGGAATTTGTGCCGTCTGATTGGGTGACCGATAGCGGAATCATTCACAGCCCCGCGCCGGTTATCGGCTGGGTGCGTGAAGATGGGCAGCTCTACGGTTCCGAGAAGGCTTACGCCTCCGAGACCCCTGGCGTGAAGTTGCTTGTTTCCGACCCTAAGCACCCGGCGCGGTACACGGCAACCCCGCGCCTGTATGATCCGGTGACCGGCGCGGGTATTCCAGCCCGTGCGTTCGAGTTCGAGATTAGGGCAGGCGCTGCCGGCGAGATGGTGGAAGACCCGAGCGGCGGCGTTCGCGTTATCTCATCTAATGATGGTTTGTGGACTCTTGAGGTTCCGGCGGGCGCGTCTATCGTCGCCGTTGGTGATGGTCGATACGAGGCGCGCGGCCTATCTGTCGCCGCCGGTAATGATGGTTCCTGGGTGATTGGAAAGGAAGGCTAAATCATGGCACAGGCTGAAATCCGTGGCTTGCTAGAGGACGGGCGCGCCCCGTCCACACTGAAAGCTGAAATTCAGGAGATGATTACCGCCGCCGCCGGTGGTGGTGTCACCACTGAGACAGTCGCTAAGGCTCTAGGCGTGGCTATCGTGCGCAGCACTACCCGCCCGCCCGCTACCATGCACGGCGTACCGACTATCTGGGTAAACCCCGCGCTGGAAGGTGCGCTACAGCCGGTACCCACGTTCACACTCAAGGAGAACGGCGCTATTCTGGAGATTGAAACGCCTAACCAGGCGGGTGGTGCAATGAATGGCAACCTATGAGCTGGTCACTAGGGCGGGCGTAGAAGCCGAGGTAGCTAGGCAGACGGAACGATTTGAAACCCGAGAAAAGAACTTCGGGTTTAAACCGGGCGAACATTATTATTCCCCGGTAACTTATACCTGGCCTGACTTTTATAATGGCGCTAATTCTAAATGGGCTAAATTCCTTGAATTTGGCAACACTTTGGGTATTGTCATTCTGAATAGGTCTAGTGGTGATTGGCTTTCTAAGCGCCCGGATGTTGATTTTGCGACGCAGGGTTCTATGGCTCTTAGCGCGGGTGCCCGCCGCGTGTCGTTCTATATTAAGACGCGACACGGCGCTATGTTCGAGGGTATGCCTGTTTCTTACAGGGATAAGATCGCGACGAATCTAAACGTTGATTTGTCAGCTATTACGCCTTTTACGGAAGATTTTATTATCGAGTCCGCACGGGCGGTTAAGAATGATTATCCTGATATTCCGGTTAATATTTTTCTTGACGAAACAAACCCGTGGATTGAAATGGATTTGCAGAATAAAATCATTGAAGCTTACGTAAGGCTTTATAATCGGCTAAAGCGTGAGCTTGGTAATGATTGTTTGATTATTATCAATCCTGGTTCTAATACCCCGGCTTCTATGATGGCAGCGTGTGATGTGGTTCTGTCCTATGAATCGAACGCGGCGAAATATCTAGACCCTGGCACTCAATGGATTCACCCTGAGCACTACAAGGGCTTCCCATCGTGGCGTTTCTGGCATGTTATCCACGGTGCGACCCCTGAGAATATTGATGCCGTGTTCGCCAAGGCGGATAGCCTGGGCATCGGGCATCTTTACGTTACCGACCGCACATTCAAGGTTGGCGGCGGTAGCGAGGACGAACCGGAAGAAAACCCCTACGATAAGCCGCCCTCAAGGTGGGTTGAGAACCGTGTGAAGGCGTGGATTGGTGGCACGTTGCCGTTTGAGCAGCGCCTATCAGCTTTGGAGGCAAAGATTAAGGAATTGGAGGCAAAGCATGTCTAATTTTCGTATCCCGACCCTGAACGCGGCGGGTGAGTTCACAGGCTCCGCTCTTGCGCACATTCAGAAGGTGGCGAGCGCGGCGGGCGGCGGTGGTGGCACCGCTACCGTGCGAGATACCGGGTGGCGGCGTGTTGATTCGCCTAATCTCGCTTCTGGTTCCGTGTTTTTCCGCCGTGTCGATAACCTTGTTTCTGTTACGGTTCGCGGCGGTTCTTGGGATACGGCTACTATTAAGCCGTCGGCCTCGCGCGCACCTAACGGTAGTCCGTTCGGTGATCTGGGTTATCGTGCCCGCCTCGCGATTAACATTCTCCCTGGCTTCCGTGCGCTAACCCCCGTCGTTGCGCCCGTGATGACTGATGACGGCGAGTCGGTGGGGATGCTGATTATGTCGAATCCGTCAGACGGCAACCGCCTGTCTTTCCGTGGCTTCCGTAACGGGCAGAAACAGGATGTAGCTAACGTCTATTTGCGGTTCCCTATTCTCACGTGGATTACGTCTGAGGATTGGCCGACCGAGCTACCCGGTGAACCGGCTTAGCCCCCGTCTAGGGTGGGTGTATCATGAAAAAGAATATTCATTCTACAGAAAGAAACACCATTGCCGCCTAATTTTCTTGACCCTATCGCGGCTAGCTTCTGGGACATGCTACAGCTGGGCATTGGCGCAGCTGTAACCACGCTAACCATTAAATTTAGTGGCTGGCAGTCCACGAAGAAAAAGGAATTAGCAGAGCGGCGGGTAAAAGACGCCGAGATTATGGCGCGCCTGGATGAGCTGGCAAACCAAAGCCAAGCGGTGAAATCCGAGGTCAAGAATAGCCACGGTACAAATTTGCGCTATGATCTGGACGTGGCTATTCAGAACTCGCAGGAGGCGCGCGATAATTCGACGCAGGCGCTAAAGATCGTCAAGCAGATTAGCGATTCTTTGGAGTCGCTAACCGCCGATTTTCGGGAATCTAAGCGTGAGCATATAGATTTTCGCGAACGCCATAACCAGAGCACGGAAGAGATTCATGACCTCAATAAGCGAGTGAACGCTCTATTTTCTGCACAGAACAAGAAGGAGAATAACCATGAGTAACTACGTAGACATTACCCACTGGAACGCCACGTCTTTCACGGCGGCAAGCCGCACCATTGACGATATCGACACTATCGTCATTCATCACTGGGGCGTAGACGGTCAGCGCTTTGATGACGTGTGCCGCTTCTTCCAGAACGGCCCGGGCACTAGTGCCCATTATGTCGTTGAAGCCGGTAAGTGTGCGCAGCTGGTCGAACTGAAGGATATCGCGTGGCACGCGGGCGATTGGAATGCGAACGCGCGTTCTATTGGCATTGAGTGCCGCCCGGAGATGAGTGACGCGGACTTCGAGACCCTGGCACACGTCATTGCGGATATCGAGACTTTCTACGGCAAGAGCTTCTACATTCACGGCCACAAGGATTATTTCAACACCGCGTGCCCGGGCCGCTGGTATGACCAGCTTGACCACTTGATCGAACGCGTGAATGAGATTGAAGCTGGCATTGATAATGCACCGGCTCCGCTGTCTCATGCTGAGGTGGACGAGAAGCGCGCCGCCTGGGAAAAGCTCATGAAGGAGCTGGAGGAAGCTAAGGCCGCCGGTGTGGAAGTCGGTAAGTGCCTGGCACAGGTAAACTAAAACGTTCGTTCTATTTTTTGGAGGTTGAATCATGAATGAGACTCAGCGTAAGGCAATTTATGCCTTTGTTACCGCCCTTATCCCCGTCGGTATCGTGTACGGTATCGTGACTCAGGAGCAGGCGGCGGTTATCGTGCCCGCTATCCTGGCTGGCCTGTCGCTTATCATGGCTTACGTGCATGTGCCCGCGCCGGGCGACGGTAAGCAGCAGAGCGACGCGCCGGTTTCCGGTGATAGCGAGCGCGGCGGCCTGTAAGCGTGCTATAATGTCGGTGTTCCTTAAATTGTTCCAGTGATGAGATGTTGAGAGAATATCGGTGGAGTGGTCACACTGTCGGGTGTTGGCACAGAAGAAACCCCCTAGCTTCGTGGTTGGTGCTAGGGGGTTTCTTTTTGCCCGGTGCTAGGTGAAGTTTTTCCGGTTAGCCTGTACTACGAATACGCGCGGCGTGAAGCCGTCGTATGCCGCAATGTAGCGGGGGTACCGGGTGCGACACAGCATCTCTACCATATCGCCGGTAAACTTCGTGGCAATGACACGGTACCGCGCGCCGGGCTCCGTCTCATAGCTGGTTACCCATTTCGAGGCGGTGAAGCCCGGGTAGCGGGCGGCTATATCCCCGCCGTACTCATAGCCGCGTTCTTCGAGGTCTAGCGGCATTAGTACGCCCCCCGTCCTAGCGCCTTTTCGAGCGTGTCGAGGTCTTCGAGCAGGCCGGGCAGCTTGTAACCCTTATTGAGCTGATATCCCAAATCAAGCAATTTCACGATTACGGTTATTTGCAGGCCGTGGGGGTTGTGCTGTGTTTTGCGGATGAATCGGGCGGCGGCTTCGAGCGCGCCGGGCGTAGCGGCGGGCGCACCCTCAAGGTACAACTCTAGGCACCGGCGGGCTTTGCGGATATCCTCCGCGCCGCCCTTTTTCTTGCATCGCCAAACGTATTTTATGGCCGCGCCTAGAAAATAGGGCGCTTCCATGATGAGCGGTTCGAGGGCTAACCCCTGAATCTTGCCATAGTGCGCCGGGTTGATCGGGTCGTTCACGGGCATTAGCGGGCTTCCTTTTCGAGTTCAAGAATGAGGGTACGGGCGTTTAGCGCCTTGAACTGGAGATAGGGCGGGTTGGTGGTGTCGGTGAGGATTGCGGTTAGGCGTTCAATCGTCGCCGTGTACGGGCTTTCATGCTTGACCGGCGCAGGCTTTGCCTTAGCCGTCTTAGCGGGCTTTACCGGGGCGGGTGCCAGGTACGCGGCGGTGAGCATCTTTACGGTGCTATCTACCGCCTTACGTGCCTTGACACGCCCGGGCGCGCGGGATGCCTTGAGAAATTCCAGAGCCTCCGCATAGGTGAAATGCCAGGCCGCGCTAGTAATCTTGATGCCCGCGTTGCCTACGGCGTTAGGCGGGTAGTTGAACTTTTCGCCGGTGCCCGGGTGGTTAGCGAGGTACGAGTTTAGGGCTGCACCGGGTGCCTTGATGCCCGCCGCTTGTAGCAGGGCAAACGCACGGATCCAGATTACGCCGTCATCTTCGACGTAGAAGGTCACGGGCTTGTTGTTGATTGTTTCGTGGTGGAGACGGGGCATGATTAGCGCTTCCTTTCGTTGTAGATTTGGGTTAGGTGGATGTGTACGCCGGGGTTTTCGCCGTATTCTTTCACGGCTTCTAGCTTGTTGCATCGCGCGTCATCTTCGATAATGCCGCCGCTGGTCAAGGAGTCCATGACCGCGCGGGTGAGCTTGTCGATATCGGGTTTTACGGCGTGTATAGGGTCTAGCGTGCCTTGGTAGAGCGCGCCGCTTTTCGGCTCTGTGAAGACGAATCGTAGCGAGGCTTGGAACGCTCCGACGATTAGGGGCGCTCCGACCGCCTGGCTGGTCTTGAGGTGGTGTTTTCGCATGGTCTCGCGCCACGGCTTAGTTCGTGGATTATCCTCAATGACGCGCTTTCCGTAAGTGCGTTTAGAGCCTTGTGGGGCGGGTACGCCGGGTATGAAGGTTTCGTAGCGCATCGGCTGGTTTTCCTTTCGACATTTACACCATAAACCTAGATGCAAGGTGGGCGCAAGGTTAAACACTGTGAGTATAGTCACTCTTACAGAGTGAAGGGGCGCATCTCATATATGCTATAATTGACAGTATCGAGAGATAACTAAGCGGTTTTGTCCTCTTTTGTGAAGCTTTCGGGTTGGGTTAAATATCCCTCTAATCTACGGATTGGGGGGATATTTTTTTACCCAAAAACACCCGCTACCCCCCCTGTTTTAATACCCCTACCAAAATGTGCCTAGGTACATTTTGCAGGGGGGGGTAGGTACATTTTGCA